CGCGGTCTCAACGAAGATAATGCGCGTCCAGATGTGATGGTATTTGATGATATTCAAGCACGTGAAGATGCAGATTCTCAGATTCTTGCACAACAATTAGAAACTTGGCTCTACGGCACTGCAATGAAAGCGAAGAGTCCAGAAGGCTGCATGTTTCTTTTTATTGCAAACATGTATCCTACTAAATGGTCGCTTCTGCGTAAAATTAAAAAGAATCCGAAATGGACTAAATTTATTGTTGGTGGCATTCTTGCAGATGGTACTTCTCTTTGGGAAGGACTCCAACCAATTGCACAACTCCTTACAGAATTTGAAAATGATATGGCTTCTGGCCATCCAGAAGTTTTCTATGCAGAAGTTCTTAATGATGAAAACGCCTGTGCAAATAATCTCATTGATCTCTCGCGTCTCCCAGACGAGCCATTCGAATGGGATGAACCTGCAGCAGGTAAATTCATTATTGTAGATCCTTCTGCAAAAAATAATGCAAATTCCGATGCAGTGTCAGTTGGATATTTCGAAGTCCACAATTATCTCCCATGTCTACGAGAAGTAGATGAAGAGCGTATGTCACCTGGAGAATCTATTCGGCGCGCTCTGATGATGGCATTGAAACATGGTGTACGAGTTGTGGGAGTGGAATCCACAGCTTATCAAGCTACATATGCATGGTGGTTTAACTGGGTGTGTCAACAATATTCAATTACAGGTATTGAATGTGTTGAACTCTATAAGACCACACAATCTAAGAATGCGGCAATTATGACAATGCTCCAATCATATCAGGCAGGTGAGATTTTTATTCATCCAGACGCGCGCGGAGTTGCCCATCTCCAAATGGCAGAATTCCGTCCATTGAAACGAGATAATACTGATGGTGTGCTTGACTTACTTACCTACGCTCCAAAAATGATTGAACTGTATTCTCAACTCATTGAAGCATACACAATTCAAGAAGAGCAAGAATGGAATGCAATTCCTGTGCTTGATCATAATTCACCATTTTAGAGGGCGCCAATGAATATCCCCACAGTCTTTACTCCACTTCCACAAGTAAAATTGTGGTTATCGAAAATCAAAAAGAAATATCAAGATGATTGGAAAGTGGCAGTGTGGAAAACAATTACTCAGGATGGTATCTCTTGTGATTCCATTCATAAAGAAGTTCTCAAACATTTGAATAGGAAGAAGCCATGACTGCTAATACAAACATGTCCACTCAGCTGACTAAAAAGCAGCAAGAGGGGATAATCCAGTTTCACAAACAGTGCTATCAAATGCTGAATCAGCAATGGAATATTCGTGAGCAGATGCGTCAAGTTGATCTAGCATACATGCGCGAGATTGATTACACGCAAGAGAATGTGCGGGCACGATTGGCTAATATGTATGGCGACCCCACTAGATTCCAAAATATCACAATGCCAATCATTCAGCCGACGGTGGAAAATGCAGTTGCGTATCAGGCTTCAGTATTCCTTACTGGTCAACCACTCTTTCCAGTTGTAGCAGATCCACAGAATCAAGATGCTGCAATGCAGCTCCAAGCAATTATTGATGACCAGGCCACTCGCGGGAATTGGGTTCGCCAATTCCTATTGTTTTTTCTTGATGGATTCAAATACAACCATTCTGCAATTGAAGTCTCTTGGCAAGATATTGTCACTCCATCTTTTGAAACTGATATAGGGTATCATGGAGGAAAACAAGGAAAGCCCAAAGAAATTATCTGGAGCGGAAATTGCATCAAACGAATCGACCCATACAATTATTTTTTTGATTCCCGTTACGCTGCAGCAGAGATTCCTGAACGAGGCGAGTTTGCAGGTTATACTGAACTCTTTACTCGTACAGAATTGAAGTCCTTTATCAATAAGCTTCCATACAAAATCAACGCAAATATCATCGCTGCATTCGAATCTGGCGGAGGATTCAGTGCTGGTGGTTATTCGCCTGGCGGTATCCAGTCTTACTTTATTCCACAGGTTAATCCCTGGGCATTGATTAATAAGAATCCTCGCGCAACTACTGATTGGATGATGTGGGCAGGAGTTACAGGCGGTGACAACAAAGTACAGTATAAGAATATGTACGAAGTCACTACTCTTTATGCACGTCTCATTCCAAGTGATTTCTCACTCAACGTCCCTGCACCTAATACGCCGCAAGTCTGGAAACTGATTATTGTAAATCATCAAGTTCTTATCTTTGCCGAACGCCAAACTAATGCTCATAATCTTATCCCAATCTTTATGGGGCAGCCAAAAGAAGATGGGCTTATGTATCAAACAAAATCTGTTGCTCAGAATGTGCGCCCATATCAAGATGTGTCCACAGCTCTTGTAAACAGTCTTGTCCATAGTCGCCGTCGTGCAGTTTCTGATCGTGTCCTTTACGATCCATCTCGTGTTGATAAAGCACACATTAATTCTGAGAATCCTTCTGCAAAGATTCCAGTTCGCCCGGCCGCATACGGCAAACCACTTCAAGAAGCTGTCTATCCATTTCCATTTAATGACAACCAACTCCCAGATATTCTTCAATGTATCCAATTCTTCAACTCTGCTTCCAATTCTCTAGTCAATCAGAATTCTGCTCGCCAAGGTCAATTTACTAAAGGCAACCGCACAATGCACGAGTATTCAGATATCATGGCACATGCACAAGCTCCCGATCAAGTTATTTCCATGATGTATGAGGCCCAAGTATTCTCTCGAATCAAACTGGTTCTTAAAACTAACGTGCTCCAATTCCAAGGCGGTACTCAACTCTATGATCGTCAATCAAAACAAATCATCACTGTTGACCCAATTAAACTGCGGCAAGCGATTATGGAATTCAAGGTTGCTGATGGTCTCAACCCAGTAGATAAAATGATTGATGCAGATTCTATGCAAGTAATGATTCAAATGGCTGGAACTCCTGGATCGCCCATCGCACAGCAATTTGATGTAGGCGCATTACTCACATATTTCTTGAAAACACAAGGTGCAGATGTAAACGATTTCCGTAAGCCACCGCAACAAATGGCTTATGAGCAAGCAATGGGTCAATGGACTGCGGCTGTGCAGAAAGTTATGGAAACTGTACAAGTTTTAGTTAAAGCTGCTAATCCTGAGAATCTAACGCAGCTTGTACAAGAAACAACTAAGATGATGCCACCGCAACCAGATCCAGCACAGTTCGGTTGGAACCCCAATCAAGCTGGCGCTGGAGCTGCTGATAATATGTCTCCCAATCCTAACAACTCTGGCGAGCCAGAAACTGGTGGATCAGTGCTCTCTCAGATGTTACAAAGTATGACTACTAGTAGCTAGTTAGCAGCGCCCATCTTCCAGTACCGATGGAGAGTGCCTTCCCCTCGGCTGCATGGAAGCCGCAGTTGATTCGATCGACGAAGATGCAAATAGACTAGTGGAGCGAAGCGCAACGGCTATTTTCAACGTAGGAGTGAGAAGCAAAAACTGCGCGGAATGCAGCAGACGGGGTAGGTACGCAACTCACCTTCCACCTTCCAATTGGTGACTTCTATGGAAAGTGATGAATACTTATACAATCCTATCTACGATGAATTAGATAGATACATGCAAGATATTATTGAAGATTATAAGGAACAAGAAAATGCCGACGCCTAAAATAACTCGTTTCACAGCATACGATTTTACAGAACAAGAAATGAAATCTGCTTCTGTATTTAATCCACTTCAGAAAATGTGGATTCAAACTCAGTGTGCAGAAATCGTTCAACAATTAGTTAATATCGAAGCATCAGAACATGATGATCTTCGTGCAGCTGAAACCCAACGAGCATTTCTTAAAGGTCAACTTGCTTCAATGGAATATTTGCTTTCTACTTCCGAATCAATGGAAATTAATATTCGTGAAGAAGATGCAGCATCTCATAGTAACGATTACGTAATTAATCAACCGCCAGCCGACGGTAATATTTTCGGTCATTCCTCTCAAACTAATCCCCCTGAAGGAGAATAATCATGGCTGGTCTTATGGACGTTTTCTTTGGTTCTGGTGCTAAGCACGCTCCTGCTCCTAATACTTCTGTTCCTACTCAAGGTAATATTCCTCAGGGAACTGGAGTTGCTGCTCCCGCATCTGCTACAACTGCACCTAATGGTACCAATCCTACTAATGGGCCTGCTGCAGGTACTCAAACTGAAGATCAAAATAAATCCCCTTTGGACGCATTCTCCAAGCTGTGGGAAGCTCCTACTAACGACAAGGGCGAAGTAATTACTCCTACTAACACTCCGCTCTTCAACGTTGATTCTAAGTCGGTCATGGAAGCAGCACAGAAAATTGATTTTAAATCTGTGGCTAATCCTGATCAACTTGCCAAAATTGTAGCTGGCGGACAAGAAGGCGTGGCAGCCATGATGGAAATCATGAATACCATGTCTCAACATGTTTACGCAAATGCTGCTGTCGCTGCAACTAAAATTGCAGAATCGGGAATTACCCGAGCACTTTCTCAAGCCGAACAACGGCTGCCTGGTAAGATTCGTGATCAGCAAATCACAGAAGGTCTTGCCTCAAAAAATCCTGCTTTGCTTGATCCTGCTGTACGTCCGATGGTGGATATGATGCGTGCTCAGTTTTCGCAGAAATATCCTAATGCTACGGCTGCTGAATTGCAGTCTATGGCAGAAGATTATCTGACTAAAGTAGGAGATGTTTTTAATCCCGCTAAACAAGTACAGGCACAAAAAGATCAACAACGGCAAAATGATCAAGCGAATGAATGGGATAAATTCTTTGATACTGGTAGCAGTGGTCTTTCTTTTTAATTCACACGCAATTTCTAGGAGCTAATCATGACGATTGGTCTGCAAACTCAGGGCGGTATGGCACGTCCTATTCTTAAAGATCCGTCCGGCATTGAATTGCTGGGCGGCCCTGGTTATGGTAATACTGATAATCCAGGTCTTGATAGTGGTTCACTTCCTACTGTTGGTGCTGGTACGATTACCAATAAGATTATTGATGGTGGAATTGTTTATCGTACGGGCCCTACGGCAGGTTTTACTGATACCTTTGATACTGCTGCTAACCTTGATGCAGGTGTTGGTAATGGTATGTCGCCCGGTGACTGCATGGTTATTTGGTATTCTAACCAAGTTGCTTTTGCAGCTACAATTGCAGGTGCTAGCGGTGTGACTCTTACGTCGCCTAAAACTTCGATTGCAGCTTCTGCACTTGGTTGTTTGATTCTTAAGAAACTTACCAATGCTGTACAAACGGTTCAATACGCCTCGAATGGTCAGCCGCAACCGAACACGACCACTCCTGGCACCTATGCACTTTATGTTCTTTAATCTGGGAGAGATAACATGAGCGTTGGTATTTTCTCGACCGGCCAACTTACGCAAGATCTTGCGCGTAAATCTTTCGCCGGCATGATTACGCGACTGATGCCGAATGGTAATGCACCGCTGTTCGGTATGACGTCTATGCTTGAAACGGAAACTGCAGTGCAGATTGAACATGGCTTCTTTACGAAAACTATGCTCTTTCCGCAACTGACTATTTCTGCTGCTGGTCAGCTTTCTACTGATACCACTTTCACTGTCGGTTCTACGGTTAACGTGCTTCCGGGCATGATTATGACTGTCCCCACCACTGGTGAAAACGTGATTGTTAACCAAGTTGTTTCGCCGACTTCGGTTACTGTTACTCGTGGTGTTGGTACTGTCGCTCCTGCTGCTATCGGTGCTAACGTGGTTCTTTATCAAGTTGGTAATGCATACGAAGAAGCTTCGCTACGTCCGAATAGCCTGATTATCAACCCGGTGCGTGTTACGAATCTTACGCAAATCTTCCGTAATACTTGGGCGATTTCCGAAACGATTCGTGCAACGGAGATGATTGCAGGTGAAACTAATATTGCAGAATCGCGTATTGATTGCGCAGCTTTCCATGCAAAAGATATTGAGACTGCACTGTTCTTTGGTCAAAAGTCACAAGGTACCCGCAATGGTCAGCCGTTCCGCACGATGGATGGCTTGATTAATATCGTTGGTAATCTTGCGTACTATCCGTCGTATTACTCTGCTCCGAACGTGTATACGGCAGCTGCGACTACTAATTACACGCAATTCGAAGCAATGTTTGACCCGCTGTTCAATCAAGCAACTGATCCGAAAGTTGCAAATGAACGTGTTCTGTTCGTTGGTGGTACTGCCAAGAAAGTGATTAATAATATTGGTCGCTTGAATGGTACGTACTACATGGTTGATGGTCAGACTTCGTGGGGTCTGCAATTCGCTACGATTAAGATTGCTCGTGGTACGTTTCGTCTGATTGAACATCCGCTGTTTAACTCGAACGTTACGTGGTCGTCGATGGCAGTTGGTGTTGACCTCTCTACGTTCCGTGTTGCTTATCTTGGCGATCGTAAGACGCAAAATCGTGAATTTAATGCTTCTGGTGATGCCGCTCAAGATAATGGTATTGATGCAGTTGGTGGTACTCTCACCACGGAAATGACCTGCGTTGTTAAGAACCCGCCGGCAAATGGTGTTGTTTACGGGTTCACGGCAGCAGCTAATGGTTAATTCCATCTAACAAGTTTCAGGGGCCGTTGGTTTGAGAGGGGTTGTATACCCTCTCTTTTTTATTCTCATTCTGACCAATTGCCCACTTCTAATCCAACGGAGTTCCTAAAATGGCTACCCTTGCAATTTTCAAGTCTCGTCTTGCTCGTATTGTTTATATTTTTAAAGATGGCAGCAAAGCAGTATTTGCTCCTCGTGGCGCCAGTCCGCATGGTTGGTACATGACAAAAGATATTAAAAAAATTGAAGAATTGAAAGCAGTTCATGGTGATGGACATGATCATATTTATATTGATCCTGAAGAATCTGAAATTGATGAATCGCTTGCCGATCCGGTAATTGCAATGCGCGAAGAAATGGCAGCTGCAGAACGTGCACAGATTGTGAATCTTCTCGGCGATCCTAATCAGATGCAAGCAATTGGTCTTGATATGAAATCTGTAGAAGCGCTGAAAGATCTTATTGGTAAGCGGGACATGGGTAATTATGGTGCTCAGAATTTTGCAAAAAGTATTGGAAATTCTGAAACTACTGCGGCTACTGCTGCAGAATCCAATGCAGGTAAAGTTCCTGCAGTTCAAATTCCTGTGAAGAAAGTACAATAAGACTTTGAAACTTGCACTGTCACGGAGAAATTAACATGCAGAAGTATATTAATAATGTAATTAATCAAGCAGGAACTCCAGTAGTTGGAGCTTCTGTGACAGTGCTTAATTATCCTGCAATGACTGCTGCTACAATTTATTCTGATAATGGAATTACTGTAATTCCAGGAAATGTAGTGACTACAGATACATCTGGTATGTTTGGATTCTACGCAGCAAATGGACGTTATGCACTTCAGATTACAGGATCCGGCGTCACAATGAATACAGTTCTTGACATCTCTCTTCTAGATTTGATTGGACTTCCTACTGCATTGCCCGGAAGTGCAGGCCAAATCTGGAATGATGGTGGCGATGTTGCTATTTCTTAGGAGAGCACAATGAAAAAATTTAAAGTATTGCTCACAACTGCTCTTCTTTTGATGAGCAGTTTTTCTTTTGGGCAATCGTATCCTAGTCCTAAATTTAGTGGATTTTCATTTGATACAAATGCGCATGCCCAGAGTGCAACGGGTAATCTTCAATATTTGCAAAGCGGAGTCGGGAGTGTTTCTCGTTCACTATTAAGCAAGTTCAGCGATTCTCTGAGTTTGTTGGATTTTGGCGCTGATCCTACTGGCGTCATTGCCGTAGATACCGCATTTAGCAACTTCTATGCGGCGCTTCTTACTACTCATAAATGTGGGTATATGCCTGCGGGGACGTACAAATTCACATCGTCTCAGACGTGGGATTTGGCATCCGTTTCTCCGATAGGGGTTTGCGTATATGGTGATGGTCAATACAGCACGACACTAGATTTTTCTGCTGTAACAAGCCCACCAGCGATAAAAATCATTGACACAGGGAATGCTGGCGGTGGTTTATTTTATACCCGCTTTCAATCATTCGGAATCAAATGCAATATCGCTGGTACGTGCCTGCAACTCGGGAAAACTGATTTCAGTGATGCGCTTAACGAGGTTAGATTTCAGGACATTTGGGTAGGAAATAATAGCACTTCATCATCGGCCAATGCCATTCAAGTCAACTATGTTCTTAATGGTCATTTTGATGGAGTCATAGCAGCAAATAACGGGCATGGTGATGCGTGGCAAATCAATGCCGGTGCATTCAATCATTGGAATGGCGGCTCTGGTACTTATGGTGATTATGGCTATCACTTGACGGCAGGGGGTCCCGGAACAGGATCAATCCAAGGAAACGTATTCACTGGTATTGACCACGAAGTCAATGCTATTGCAAACGTTAAAATTGATACTGGAAATGCTCAAGGTAATACTTGGATCGGTGGCACATTTGTCTATACTCCTAGTTCTACTTATGCTATTGCCGCAAGTGCGGGTTCGGATAATACAGTAATTTCTCCGATGACTCTCGGCTATCCAAGTGGCACACCGGCCTACTCTAATTTCTTCAACGGTGCCGTTGGTGTTTCTCTTATTAATAAGTTCGGCCAGACGACACTTTATGGCGGGCAGTTCTATCTCAGTGCACCGGCTTCATCATCCCGTGCAGTCTATATGCAGACGAATGGACTTAATCGATGGGTTGCATATACTACTGGCGGGACTGAGCCTGGTTCGAACGTAAATAGTGATTTTGCCCTTTCTCGCTATAGTGATGCAGGCTCTTTCATCGATAGTCCAATCGGCATCACGCGTTCAACGGGTCTTACTAACATCAATGACAGTCTAAAAGTAACTGGAACACTCGCCCACACCCAGCAAGAAATCGACAACAGCTATTTCTCTAATGCGCCCACCAGTGGCGGTACCGTGGTGATTGGTACTGGAACACAAACAGCCCTGTTGCTTCCTAGCGGCACATTAGCGTCATTGACTATTACGTTGCCCGCATGTGGCGGTTCCGGAGAGCCTGACGGTTCCTTGGTCAGATATACTATTAGTCAGGCAGTGACATCTCTGACACTTAATGCAACTTCCAGTTCAGTATCAAACCCTCCGACTTCGTTAGCTGCGGGGCAAGGACATGGATATTTGTGCCGAGCTTTTAATACTACCTGGTATCCACTGTATTAATTTAAGGACTCCACATGTCAATCATAGTCCAGCAAACACAAACAACGTCGTACACAAATCTTGTATCTGCTGTGTACGCATTGACAAAACGACCTGATCTTGTAAATGAAACTGCTAATGCAATTGTAGCTGCGACTCTTTTTTGTCATCACTCTGATTTTTATTACAAAGATCTTGTGGAAGTAGCTGCTGAATTTCAATCACTTGCTTATCTTCAACAGATCCCACTTTCTTTTTTCTCTAATTTTCGTGCATTGAAATACATTCGTAAATATTATCCTGGAACTGGACCAAATAATCCACCTGCCCAAGATCAGTCCCCCAATAATCTTCCGCCTCTTTATGGTTCTTATTATGACCCTGGCCCAAACCTACCTGATGGTCGATTCTTTACAATCATTACTCCTGACAGTGTGCTCGATCCGTACCATATTAATAAAGTAGATGTTGCTTATATTGCAGGACAGACAATTCAGATTCGGTCAGCAGATTATATTCAATATGCACTATGTGGGTATTATGCGCATCCAGTAACTTCTATCTCGGCGCAAACTACAAATTCATGGGTTGCAAATGAATTTCCATATGCAATCGTTTTCAAAGCAGCTAGTATTATTTTTAAAACTATTGGTTTTGACGAACAGAATGCACAATATCAACAACTTGTAGCAGAACAGATTCAAGAGCTACAAGCATCTAATGTTCAAGTGGAGGGATATTGATCATGTCATCGGTATGGGAACCTATTCCTCCTAGCGGGAGTGTTGGTCCTACTCCCACTTATGGACCTACTGCTTCTAGACCTACAAGTGTACCTTATCTCTATTGGGAATACTTCGATACAACTCTTGGATTCCCAATATTCGCAACTCAATTAATTGGAACTCCTATCATTTGGGTAAATAGTGCGGGGGCCGTATGCTAACAAAGTTTATTGCAATTATCCTTCTAGCATTTTCTGTTGCAACGAATGCACAGACATTTCCTGTAGTTAATTTAAATGTAACTGGAACTGCTACTTTTGCAATTTCTCCGACTGGACCTACTCCTACTATTGGAGATAATAGTACTAAATTCGCAACCACTGCATTTGTAGGAACTGCAATTGCAGGAAGTGGATTTCCTACAGTAGCAACAAATGCAGCTCTTGCAGCTACTTCCACTGCAACTACTTCGAAAATAGTTAGAATATCTTTTGCAACTGCTGGAGATACTTCTCCACTTATCTACACTGCACAATCTTCTCCTTGCTCGGCACCTGATAATGGTAATCAAGTCACCAGTGCAGATGGAAATTGTTGGATTGCTCAATGGCCAGCAGGTCCTCATGATGTAACTGAATGGGGTGCAGACAAGACAGGGATAGCTAATAGTACAGCTGCTATGAATGCTGCTCATGCAACAGGAGCAGTAATTTTTTATCCTGCAGGTACTTTTACTTTTACAACATTAAATTCAATTGCATCTGGAGGTATTGTTGGCCTCGGTAGAGATGCTACTCTTTTGAAATCAACAGACACTAGTTCAAATAATTTAATTGTATTTAATTCTTCTGCACATACTCCGATTCTTCGTGACTTTTCTTTACAAGCTCCTAATTCTTCTAACCTTCCAGTTAAATCTGGAGGTGCTTGCATTCAATTAAATCCTATTTCCGGTGAAATTGATTATGCACATTT